TTAGCCATTACGAAGCAGCCCAGGTTGGCTTGCCGGTGACCTTGAAGGTTGCCGTGGCCGACAGCTTTTCACCGAGGGGTGACTGCATTTCGTAGCTGGTCACGATGGCCTTGAACACAAGGTTAGCGCCAGCGTTATAGGTCAGCTTGAACTGCCCGACCGTCGCAGCCGTGAGAGCGGCAACGATCACATCCGTGTTGGACGGCACCCAGTTGATTTCAACGGTCGCCTCGCCAGCGTCCATGAGGCCGGGGATGAACTCGCGGAACTGGTCGGCGCTGTCCATATAGGTAACGTCAATGGCGTCGCGCTTGTAACCGGGCCAGGTGATGTTGGTGACTTCGGCCAACTGGGTGTAGGTCGAGCCGTTGTAGATGGCGAAGTCTACGTTGTAGCCAAGGACAGCCGTGGAGGGCATGGTTAAGTTCCTTTCGTCCAAATGTTAAAATCAAGGCTGGTTCTGAACAGCTTATCGGGCGTGTCCGTGTCGAAGAAATCGTCGCGCTCGCCGACGAGGAACGCGCCTTCAAAGCGCACATTCCCGGTGGTGCCGCTGTAGCCGCTCAGGCGGGCCTCTAGGGCGCGGGCGACTGCCTTGGCGCTGCCATAGCTGGTGCCGAAGCAATCGCACTGTACGCGGCTGGAAACGTAGCCAGTGGGGCCGCTGTTCAGCGTCATGTCCCGCAGGCCGGAAATCTTGTAGAGCACCACGCGAGGCGAGGCCGAACCCTGCGGCGATCTCACCCAATGGATGCGAGAGCCAACAATGGCGGGAAGCGTCATCACCGTGGCGTTCGCAGACGCATAGGCATTGGTCGTGAAGTCCAGTGCCACGCCGCGCTCTGTCCCGTAAACCGTAGAATGCAGCAACGCTTCGGCGCTATTGGCCGCTGGGATGGCGAGCAGATATGCGACTAGCGCCTCTTCCATTAGTATCCCGCCTCAAAAGCCATGAGCGCCGCCATTGACGCGCTCTGCTTTGCGGCCAGGGACTGCTTCTTGCTGCGGCCAACGCGCCTCGCAGCTTTGATTATCTCGTTGCCAAGTTCCGCCTTGATGATGCTCAAGGCTTGGTCTTTCGTAGAATCCCACGCCGGGCGCATGAACGGCTGCGGGGCTGTATCATTACTGCCGAACTCCACGATGTGGGCGTAACGGATCACGCCCTTGCCGCGAGCGGGGCCAACATAGGTTTCCGCGAATGAGCCCTGCCCTTTGTTCGCCCGCCGTGCAGCGAGAAGTGCAGACCGGGCGGCGGCCTTGCCAAGACCAGCCTTCATAGCGGAAGCAAATTCTGCGCTTCCCGTCTTGTTCTTGATCCGCGTTGAGGCGGTGATGCTGTCGCGCAGTGTTCCCGTCTTCACCGGTACTTGACGCTTGGCCTCCGCAACAATCGGCTGCGCTGCCTTATCGAGCGTGCGCTTCAGGACGTTTCGAGCCGTAGACTTCGGGAGCATTCCCAGCGCCCGGTCCAATTCCCGCAAGCCGGAAACTGAAACCATCACGCTCATGGCGTTTCCGCCCGAGCGGTCGCGGTGATCTCAACGTACTCGTTGCGCCCGATTAGCTTGACGCCGTTTATATCGTACTCGCGCCCGTTAAACGTCAGCCGGTCGCGGGGGTCTACGGTCGCCGTTGTGGTTGACCACCGGATTGTGAACCGGGCCTGCATGTTTGCCAGCGTCTCGCCTGCCCGCATCCGCTCGCCGTCGTTTACCGGCACCATCTGCGCCCAGACGGTCGCCAGCGTGGCCCAGGAATAGACGGGCTCGTTGAAACCATCGAGGGTTGAGGATGCCCGACTGAGGACAATCCTGCGGTCCAGTTGCCCTGCGTCCATGTCAGACGCCGCGCCGATGGTTAGAGATCAGCGCATTGACTGCGAACGGAAGCTCGGAGGTAATGTTGCCGACGTTCACAGTGGCGCGGTTTTCGTACCAGTGAGCAATAAGCATCAGCAGCGCGTGGCAAATGTCTTCTGGTGCCGTCGCGTAACCAATCGCCGCCGTGACCGTCACACGTGAACCAGACTGCGTGGTGGGCCAAGTCTGGTCAGTCTTCAAAACAATGCCAACGTCAAGGCCATCGGCTCGCACTTCATAGACAGTGCTGGCGAGAGTCTGCGATGCGCCCGTGGTGTCAATATAAGTGATGGAGGTAATAGAGGAAACCGGGGCCTCTGGAAGACGAGCAAGGTCCGAGAACCCATCACACTTAAATGAAACACCCGTGCGCGCGGAAAACCGCGATGCACAAGCGGCCTCAATGTGCGCCCGTGCCGCCTTGATTAAGCTGTTGATCAGCGTGTCATCATCGGAATGATCCACGCGAAGTTGCGCCTTTGCCTGTGTCAACGTGACAGGCTCAGACGCCGGGGCGGCAACGGAGGCGGGATACCACATGGCTATCGCTTCTCGCGGACCTTCTTGGTGGCCGTCTCCACCGATGCCACAGCAACGGGCTCGGCATAACCGGCTTCAATCATGCGGATGGCTTCGGCTTCGGGAAAGCGGTCGGTTTCCGTGCCAGCGTCCAGCGCAAAGTCCACGCCAGCAAACGAAACGAGCAACTTGATCTTCATATCGGAAACTCCAAAGAGGAAAGGCGGGAGCCGGAGCCCCCGCCCTATGTGCCAATTTAGGCCGTGACGAGGTGCTTGACAGCCGCCGACTGGCCGATCTCGCCGTCGAAGCGGATCAGGCCAGCGATGCCAAGGTCCGGCCAGAAACGCTCGCGCATGACGCCGACCACCGGGCCGCCGACCTTGCGAACGTAGAACTTGCCGAAGTCACCGAAGAGAACGACCTTCTTTGCGGTGGCAATCGAGTCCATCGACGGGTTGATGCTGAAGCGATAACCCAGCAGAGTGCCCGGCTGACCGGCGGTAACATCGCCCATCTGCCAGAGGTAATTGCCCTGGCCGTCCTTGAGCTTGCGGATCGCAGCAAGGGTCGAGTCATTGAACATGAAGCGAGCCTTGGGCGACTGCCGGTAAGCCGGGTCAACCGAGTGCAGCAGATCAATGATTTCGTCTGCGGTAATGGCCGTTGCGGAAGCCGCCGTCTTGCCAGCCGACGAGGCCGTCACGATGCCGTTCGGGGCCGAGGAGCCCGTGCCGGTAGTCAGCTGAGCGTTAGCAATGCGAGCAAGGCGCTCGCCAAGCAGATCGCCAAGCAGCTGCTCCATCGCGAAGAGGCTGTCCGAGTTCAGTTCCCAAGACCAGCGAACGAAAGCCGTGTCAAAGGCGAAAGCGTCAAGCGACTTCTGGCCGAAGGTGACGTCCTTGCTGGCGTCATCCGTGAGCGCCGTCGCTTCGGTGTGAGCAACCGCAGTGACAGAGGTGTCATCGGTGGTCGGAATCTTGAGCGGGTTGCCAGAGGCGGTGGTGATCGTCGTGCAGATTGCTTCATCATACATCGGACCCCAGAGCTTCATGGCGCGGTCAATGAAACCAGCCAGTTCGGTCGGGACGGTAAAACCACCAGCGGTCGTGGTGCCAGCGGTCTGGGCGCGAGCTTCAAACTTGGTCGCACCCTGACGCAGAACGGAACGCTCCTCGGAGGTCAGTTCGTCCTGCATACCGCAGACCACCTTGGCAAACACCATACGGTATTCCGGGGTGTCAGCCTTGTCCTGGCCGCGAGCTTCGCCGTCCTGCGGGATCGGGCGCTGCTTGGCGCGGACATCTTCGGCGCGGCGTTCAGCTTCGGCGACCTTCTCCTCGCGCTTGATCGTGGCGTCGAGCTTGTCGAACTCAGCCATGATCTTGTCGTGACGTGACTCAAGTTCCGCAGCGCGGCTCTCGTCGGCGTTGGACTTGATCTCTTCAAGAGCGGAACGGGCTTCGGTAACGAGGCGGCCCCGCTTGTCGTGCAGATCGGTGATGGACATTGTAAATCCTTTCTGTCCATGGGGTGAAAAGGCCAGCAGCGGGAAGCCACTCGCCGACTCCGCTTGCGCGGGTGAAACTCAGATGTTGCGGAACTTCTGTTCCTGCGTCGCCTTGCGCTTTAGTCGCGCAGCGGCGTTGTTAAAGTTCTGGCGCTGGCGTTCCTTGCGAACGGCGGCAAGCGAGCGCGCTGCGGCTTCAGTCTCAGGATAGGCCGGGAATGTAACGACTGAGACATCCCAAAGCGCCCCGACCCTTTCAATGGTGCGGAGAGCCATGTCGCCCGTCTCGTCCCAAGTCTGCACGCCGCCTTCCATTGTGAACGCAAAGGACATTTGGTCGATGTCGCCGCGCTGCATTTTGGTAATTAGGTCGCGCGCATCCTGCGTGTCGGGAGGATCAATCTCAACCTTGAGGCCGCGCTCGTCTTCCGTCAGCCGCAGCGTTCCAGCCTTGAGGCGACCAAGAACGTGATCCTCCTCATGGTTGAACAGCGCGCGAACGTCAGAAGTCTTGAGCGCCTCGGCAAAAGCGCCCTTGGCAATCTTTTCGCGGAAGCCCCATTCCCTGCCGCCGATCACCGTCTCGGTATCGAACACGGCGGCATAGCCGGAAATCATTGGGATATAGTCGGCACCATCTTCTCGCTTTTCGACCTTGAGGCCGGTCAAGAGACGGAGTTCGCGGTTGTTCATTGAGGCATCTCCTGCGCGGGCGGCTTGTTGCCAAGCGGCACGGTTGCGCCCTGAATGTGCAATTCGTCTGCGGCCACGTTGCTGTGCGCTGGCCTGTTCTCGATCAGACGCGCTTCATTCGGCGTCAGGACACCGCTCTGGATGGCCTGAGCCAGACCAGTCATGCGGGAAGCAAAGTCACCACGGAGCAGACCGTCAAGGTTGTGCTCAACGTATTTGTTATTATTTAGACGCCCGAACAGCTTCAGGTTCAGTTCGCCCTCAAGAGCCGCCGCCCACTGGCCGACGAGGTGCTTGACGAAGAACAGGTCCTGCTGTTCTGAATTGCTAAAGGTGCCATGCGTCAGGTCTTGCAAGAAGACCGGCGGCATCTGATAGGCGCGAGCGATCTCCTCAACCTGGAACCGCCGCGCCTCCGTCATCTGGCCCTTCTCGGGATCAAAGCCAATCGGCTTCAATTCATGCCCCGGCGGCATCGGGATGATCGGCTTCTCGCTCGACTTGGCAACTTCAATGGCGCGGTGAATGTCTGCCATTGCGCGCTTCATGGCTTCTGCGCCTTGAGGCAATGGGCCAACAAGCGCCAGAGGCGGGACACCACCGCCTGCAAAAAAACCAGACGCATAGTCGTTCATCGACAGCGCGAGCTGGATGGCCTTTTCCGCAAGCGCGATAGGCCCGTAATGCTTGAGCATGTCGTGCTGGAGCATGAAAGCAATGTCGATCACATCGGACGCAGGATACTCGCGACCGTCCAGCCCGTAGATGATCCGACCATTGACACGCTTGATCGTCGCCTTGGTCGGGTCCATCGGCCAGATGGCCTCAATGTTTGGCCCCGCCCGCTCAATCCACGCCAGACCGCGACCGCCCGTGAACACTTGTTGCCAGAAGTAGGACCGGAATTTGAAGGCGTCCATGTCCGGGTTAGGGTTCTCATGGATGATGATTTCAATCTTCCCGGTCAGGCGCTCCGGTCCATCTGCCGTCCGCTTGTAGGCATGGAGCGGGAGGGCCGCGAGGGTCCGAGACAGGAACGCAACCGCCGAGTGGACAGCCGGAACCCTCAAGGCATTGTCGATTGTTATTGCCGGAATGTTGCTGCCCGAAATACCGAAGAACCGCAGGAAACTGTCAGCCGATACTGGGATCGCCGGATTCTCAATGCTGCGGGCCTCGGCCACTGGCTGGCTGCGGCTGAATAATTCTCGAATGTTCATTAAGCCACCAGCGTGAAATTGGGATCGTCCCAAGGTGAAGCAGTCTCGCCGCCGCCTTGGGTGTCGCGGGCCTTGAGCCCTATTGCCATTGCCGCAGCCACCGCACCGTCGATGCGAAACCGCGTCTTCGATTTGTCCAGTTTCCGATTGCCTGCCGGGTCTGTGACCGCGACGGCATTGGAAAAACAGAAGCCCAGAACGGGGTTGCCGTCGTGAGCGAAGCGGCGTTCGATCACCGACACCTCAAGGGCGTCGATAGCCGGTGCCATGTCCTTGAACCCCTGCCCGAATGGCACCAGGCGCAGGCCGTTCGCGACAGCGTCCTTGCCATCGACGTATGATTTAAACCCCACACCGTCGAGTTCGCGGATCAGGTTGTCGATGCGCCAGCGGTCGTATGCTAGGCCGCGCACTTCATAGTCGCTCGCGATCTCAGCAACTGCTCGGGCAACGAACCCGTAGTCAATCGCCCTGCCCTGCGGCGCTTCGATCCAGCCGTCCTTGACCCACTGCCCATATGGCGCTCGGTCGCGGTGTTCGTGATCACGTACAAGATCGCCCGGCTTCCAGAACCAAGCCTTGATCCGGTCGCCGTTCTCGGCACTCACCGCCACCAAGGCCGTGAGGTCGGTCGTTGAGGACAAGTCAAGCCCGAGATAGATCGGCTCGCCGTGCGTCAGTGTTTCGTCCACTTTGCAGGCTGTCCATTCCGACCGAGCGATAAGCGGCGACTGAGCGTCAACCCGCTGGTTGAGATATAGATTCCGAAAACTTGCTTCGAACGACGGCATACGGGCCGCGCGGGCTGCTGCCGTGTGCATATCCTTGAGGCTTCGGAAGTCACCTAGAGCAGGGTTCGCCAGCTTCCAGATAGACTCATCGAATATGTTTTCGACATCATCCGGCACCGCGTGAAGGTGGGTTACGGTTGTCGGATCGTCGCTTCTCAGACCGTCATCAATTAACTGGCTGAGAACGTGTTGCGGGTCGTTGCTCTGCGTCGAGATAACCACGAACAACGGCTCGGCACGCGCGCCCATTGATGTATCAAGAACGTCGTATAGTTCGCGGTTCTTCGCCTGAGCTAATTCGTCGTAGATGACAAGCGAGGGATTGCCGCCGTGTTTTGAATTAGCCTCGGCAGACAGCGCCCGGTAGAAGCTGCCGTTTGAACGGCACACAATGGTTTTCGTTGATGGCACTACTGTCAGCATTGCGGACAATTCCGGGTCTGCTTCGATGATCTGCCGCGCAACTTTGAAGATAATCGCGGCCTGTTCCCGCTCAGTTGCTGCGCTAAGAATTTCCCCG